TATGAAGCATATAACCTTTATAATTATTGTTTTGTTTTTTTTCTTGTCCTTTATTTTTAAATTTAATTCTATTTGATATTTTTATTAATTGTTTACCTTCAGTAGCATTTATAGTTAATCTATAATAATCAGTTCCATTATATGCTGGATATTTTTTATTTATAATTACATTTTTTTGACCTTTCACTTTAGATATACCATGTCCTATTTTTATAGAATTAAGCATAAGACTTATACAATTTATTAGATTTTTAGAAGTTGAAACTCCTATTATTTGTCCGAATTTTTTTTCAACGCAACCATCACCATCAAGCCAACCAGATATAAAATGTTTTTTTATTTCATCATTAGCAAATATCAATTCTTCACTTAATGTTTTATATTTACTATATTCACCTACATGATATTTAAAAAAATCAGCAATTTTTTTATTAAAACCTATAACTTCACAAACGCCTTTATCAGGATGTTTATATATATTTGCAGAAACATTAAATTCTTTATTTAATAAATTTTTAACTTTTAAAGCAAGATTTTCATATTCATTTATATTAAATGTGAATAATATTCCTTGATATATATTATGTTTTTTTACAAAACATCCTTCAGCTGCAAACAAACCAAGCAAACGCGCTTTATCCATATTAAGATCACTATTAATTTTTTTATTTAAAGAAACGGATGTAAGTAAATCATATTTTTTCAATTCAGATGTTTTTTTAAATATAAATTTTTTATTAGAACTTTTTAATCTAAAAATATGTTTTTGAGTATCATCTTTTCTACCATCAAATTTTGAAACATCTAACACATAAAAGCCATATCCAATTGTACAATTTAAATTTAATTTTCCTCTTATGTTGATATTAATTAAATTTCCATCATATAAATAATTATTATTTTTTAATACTTTTTCTATATTTCCTTTATGATTAATTATTTTATCATCAACTTTCACATCTTTGATATATTTAACTGAACCATCACTCATTGAAATTAAACTATCAGGAATAAAACCATTATTTTTATAAGATTTTACAAGCATGTTATTTTAAATAATATTTTTTATTTTGTCCAGAAAGGAGTTTTATCTTCTTGTTCTTTAGCTTCTTTATTTAAAGATTTTTTATCATTCTCTTCTTTTTCTTTTTTATCTAATTCTTTTTGAATTTCTTCGCTAGTCTTTTCTATCACATTATTTATTTTGCCATCGCTATATTTTATTATAACCATAATACCTCTATATATCTTGTTCTTCTTCCTCTTCAGAAATTTCTTTTTCAATTTCAGTAGTCCAATCTTCAAGAATTATATTATCTTTTATATATTGAGTAATACTTTCATCACATAATTGTTTTAATTGGGCTGTTTCTTTCTTTATAATTTCAATTGCTTTTATTGTATTTTCTTGAAAATTTATAGAATCTTTTTTTGTTAAAATATCTATAAAATTAGAAACGATAGAATTTATACTATTTATACTATCATCTAAAGAATTTAGCATAGAATATATTGTAGTATCACTATCAAAACCTTTTAATGTTTCCATTATAATAAAAATTCTTTTTTTAATTTTAGTTAAATTTTCTTCTACAACAGAACCAAAATTATCTATATGTATAGCAGCGTTTGTTGCTTGTTCTGGTGTAATACCTTTATGTTCATTAAAAGGTTCATACATTAAATCTAAATGATCAATAAAAACTCTTAAAGATTCTGTAGTTAAACTTTCTAATTCAGTCAAAGCTATTTTAGCTTTTTTCTTTTCTTTTGCAGGAACTTTAAAAGTTATTCTATCTTGATCAACAGCTTGTTTCAATAATTCTTTTTTCATAAGATATTTTATTATATTTTGTCTAAAATAACTTGCTATACTAACTGTATCGACTTTTTGTTCAGGAACGTTTAATGCATCTGAGACAACTCTATTATCTCCAGCCTCATCAATTCCTTGATAATTCATTGGAGATTCTCTGCTTTCATCTACTATTGTTTTATTAGCTTTTAATTTAATCAAAGTTTCTCCTACATATTCACAAGTTTTACAAATATTATTATTTTTTAACATACCACAAGATTCACATAAATTATTATTTTCTATTTTATAATTATCATCAGATATTATTTTTATATAATTATCAACAATCTCTTTATCCATACCAGAACCAAAACCAAAAGATAAAGCTTCTTTCATTGCATCATCAAAAGACCATCCATTTTCTATTCTAAATTTAGCAACAAATAATCCTGTTCTATCTTTTCCATGATAACAATGTACATAAGAACAAAAATTTTTTAATATTTTATTAATTCCAAGTTCTTTTATTATATGAGAATTATCATTAACTCCATCTTCAATACTTATTATAATATGATTTATATTATTATCTTTACATTCATCATGTATTTTTTGTCCAGATTCTTTATCAAGACTTATTATTTGTTCTATATCATATACATCTTTTAATATTTTAATTTCCCAAGGTTCAAGGGCTCCTCCTCTATATAAAATATTTGGTTCTACTTCTGAAAATCTAATAGGCATATTCCTCTAAGATAAATTTCTAGCTATAGCGTCAAGAACTTTTCTAACATAACCTTCTTTATGACCAGATAATATATTTTTTATAAAAGTTAAAGATTGCCCCATAGAAGAATAATCTCCCATTTGTTTGCCAGAAACGTCTTGAGCACTAATATTTCTTATTTTTGATCTCATTGAAGAAATAGCTTTAGGTCTAGAATCTTCAGGTATTCTTTTCATTAAAAATAAAACTATATCAGCAAGACTCTTTCCAGCTATATCAGGATTTCCTAAATCAATAGCTCCAGCAAGTTTTATCATTCTATCATAACTATTAGCTTTTTTATTCTTTTCATAAGCAAATATAACAGGAATTGTATCCCAATCCAGCCCTATAGCAATACTAACTCTACCTCTACCGTCTCCTATAACAACTCCTTCATTAGAATCTATAATTATAATTGGGGGGCATGTTTTATTTTTAATCCACTCTGTTGCTTTAGGTCTGAAGTTTTTAACTTCATTTTCTAATTCTTCATTATCCATATTTTTTAATTCACCAGGTTTCCATTCAGCCCAAGCGTCTATATCATCAAACATATATAAATCTTCTATAGAAACATTAGGTTCATATTTATAATCAAAATCATCTTTAACAAAATTTTTATCAAACATAATAGAAGCATGCTCTAATGAATCTTCTAAATCTACACTTTTAATTTTATATGATTCTGCAAATTTATTTAAATTATTTTCATTAAATGATACTTTGTTAATTAACATTAAATAATCTGAAAGATCTTTATTTCCACTTTTATTTAATTCCTTTGCTATTTTATTTATATTTTCTTGTATACTTTTATTATTTGCTTTATAAAGTTTGTATATAATATTAGATGCTATATCTTTTATACCAATATCTTTTGGATCCATAACTACAATGTTATTATTATCAACATTTGAAGTTAAAATAAAATTTGCAAATTTTTTAACATCACAATCATTTATTTCAAATATACATGGAACATATGATTTAGATGCTTCTTCAAATGATTTATTTAAAGAATCTATAGTATAAACAAATAAATTATCTTCAAATCCATTTTGAAGAATAGAATATATATCTTTAGAATCTTTTATTAAATAATAAACCATTTTATCCTATACTTATTAAAGTTCCTTCCTTTCCTTCTTTATCTAAACTAAATGATAATCTTTTTAACTTACCAATTTTTAAATTGTCAAGATTAGTTTTCATTGCATTTGTTATACCTTCAATATATGAAAAAATTAATTTTGTATCAAGATGTTTTTCTGAATTACATTTTATTTCATATCTATCAGCAAATTTATAAATAACTGTGTTTATATTTAGATTGCTAATTTTATTTGAAACTTCAACTATTTTTGAAAAATCTTTATCAAATAATTTTACAATAAACGAATTAGTTTTACTTATAACTGGTTCATATAATGAAATTAATTTATTATCAATAATAGACTCTTTATTATCTATTTTTGCAAATTTCATTATTCCATTAATATCAATAGCTGCATATGTTTTATTTTTTATAATTTCGGAATCAAAATAATCCATTGTTTCATAATAATATTTTGCATTTAAAATTTTATTTTTTTTATTTTCTATAGCTTTTTTTACGAGTTCATATACAATATTAGCTTCTTTTCCTTGTTCTTCTTGTTGTTGACCTGGTTGTTGAACAGGTTGTTGAACAGGTGTTGGCTCATTTGTTTTTATAACAGGAGTTGTTTGTATTGTGTTTTGTGGAACAGGTGTATTATTTTGGTTTTGTTGTGGTGGCTGTACAACATTTGATTTAGTATTATTAACTGGAACAACAGGAGCAGGAGTTTTAGGTACAGGAGGAGCACTATTTACTTTAGGAGTAGATACTGTATTCATTAATGGAACTGTCTGTGCATTATTAATTAAATTTTTAATTATTTTTATTCTAGCTAATTGACTCATTAAGCTCCTTTTTTTGCTCCAATAACCCATTGTCTATATATTATAAAATTATTATTTTGCGTTGGATCTCCTTTATCAACTATTACAAAACTTACTTTTAAATTCCAATTATCTGCCGGTTTAGGTACTGTAATCCATGGTGATACTATAAAAACTTCAACACTTCCAAATTTTTTAATTTTAGTATCTTTGCTATCAATAACTCTAGTTTCTCTTGGTTTAACGGCTTTAATATCAAAATAAGGAAGTCCTTTATAAAATTGTTCAATCATACTTTCATCTGTAATTTTATCTTGTAAATTAGAAAAACTCATTGGATCTTCATGTTCTTCTGAAAATTCACCAGCTGAAAAGTCACCAGTTGATTTGTTTCTTAATTTACCTGTAAATATAGCAGCAGCCCAAGAAGTAAATATAGGTTTTATTCCATTTTTATTAGGAATTATATTTGTTCCATATTGAATATCTATACCAAATTGTTTTCCAAATTCATTTAAATTTTTATATAAAACACCATCTTTTTTATATTTTTCCATATAAGGCTCAGCTTCAGCTCTATATCTAGGCTCATTAGTTAAAACTTTAATCTTTTTTACAGTTTTAGACAAAGCGTCTATTTTAGGTTGAAGATTTTTTATTTCCTCTTCATATTTATTAACATCTAAATCATTTATAGCCCTTTCTAAAACTCTAATTGAATTATAAGCATCAACTAATTGAGGTTTTAAATCATTAGTTTCTTCAATCATTTCTTCTACATTTTCTCTTCTTGATTTATCAAATAAATTTAATATTTTATTTTTTATTTTAGATAAAAATCCAGCAGTAATGATTATATCATTTGTTTTTTTTAATTCTTCAGCTATTTTGATTATCTCTTGCATTATTAATCACCACCAAATTGTTCTTCATCATAAGCAGAATCTAAAAATTTATAATCAATATCTTTTTTTTCTTCTATATTTTTATTTTCTGTAGAGCTTTCTTCTGGAAGAATAGGTTGTCCTTGCATAGATTGATACATCATTTCTTCAAATTTTTTCCAAACAGTTTGAAATTGATCAGATTCAATAAAACGTTTATAATTATTTCCAAAACCATTTTTACCTTTTAATGCATTCCAATAACTTTGAGGATCTCCTTGAGATCTTAAGTTGTCTAATACTTTTAATGTAGAAAGATTTGCATTAAAAAGATTTAATACTGTATTGTAAATAACATCAAAACCTTTTTTTAATTCTTTTCCAGCTTGAGTTCTACCCCAAAACCAAGAAGCTAAAAATGCTTCTGAAATTAATTCTGGAGTTTTTTCTAAAGCTGTTTTCTCTTCAGGTTCTAATCTTGTATAATCATTATTTTGACCGACATATCTTTCTAACCAACGACTTATAGAAGAAGGTCTTTCCATTTCCCATTGTTGTTCAACATCTATCTTGTTTTCAACAACTTGATTAGGATTATATCCTGGAGTTCTACCAATTTCACTAGAAATATAATAATCTATATTTTTTAATTGATTAGCTTCTAAACCGACTTCTTCTGCAAATTTATCTCTAATACTTTGACCAATTTCAATTAATATAGCTTGTTCTCTTAAAAAAGCAGAAACATCTTGAGCAAATTTAACAGCTTCTAATCTGCCTTTATCTTTTTTTATTTCTTTTAAATAATTGCTTTGTTTTCTACCTATATCTCTAAATATATCATCAGCTTTTATAATAATATTAAGAGTATCTTTATAAATATCTGATCTTGTAGATAAATATTTTTTACCAATATAACGCAAAGGTGATAAAACATTTCCTAAACTTCTACTTTGAGATGATTTTTCCATTTATACCTTAAAAAACTAACTACTAAGATTTATATAGAATTCTTAGTAGTTTATAATATTGAAAAATAATTATTCTATACCTTCTGCTCCAGATGGTGGTGCGGGAATTCCTCCACTCATACCTCCACCTAAACCACCACTCTCTTCTTCACCAGCAACTGGTGTTTCATTAGGAGATTCTCCAGGTACAGGAATTTCTATTATATCAGGAACCTCATCATCTTCACCTAATGCTCTAAGTTCTGTAAGGCTCATCTTGGAAAGCATTTCATCTTCTTTAACTTTAATAGCTTCATCTATAGTCTCTTGTCTAATTTTTCTTTGTTCTTCTTCATAATCAAGTCCTAAAGATCGATAAAGAGTATGAACAGATACCATTTTTTTCTCACCAACTAATTGACTTAATTGATTAATATAATCTGACATATCAAAAAGATTCATATGGTTCCATTCTATATTAGGAACTATAAGTTTTTTATCACCATCAGAATATTCCCAAAAATCATGAAGTTGAGATATTGGAGCAAATACTTTTGTACGAATCCATTTAGATAACATACTTTGAAATTGCATGTATCTTTGTCTTAAAACATCTAAACTCAAGCTACCATTAGCATAAGTTATATCTCCACCTTCCATTATAACTTGTGGAACCATTAGCCCAATATAAATTTCTTTAATTAATCTCTCTAAGTCAGCATTTATATCTATTACAGTTTGTGCTCCAATCCTTTCAATCGTAACACTGCCATGTGTAATTATTTTAAAATCCTTATCATATTGACTCTCTTCTAATAATTGTCTCCAAGTTTCTAAATCTCCTTGAGTGACTTTATATTCTTGATCAGCACTTCCACCAAGCTTAACCAAGGTTATTGGGTTAATCAAGTTGTCCGCTTGAGCATATTTACATTCTCTTAATTTATCCCATAACATAAGAGCTTTAAAACAAGAAGCAATAATACTTGTTCCTCTTGTTTCATATGGAGAAATTTTTCTAGCGAGATGAGAAATATAAAAATTATCTAAAGGAATATTTTTACCAGCTTTTACATATTTAACTATTTCTGGTGGTAAACTATTTCTAGCTTTTCTACTTTCAACATCTAAACCATTTATAATTTTTTTAAGTTCTGGGTCTGGTTTTAAACTTATTTCTGGTTCAGTAGGAATGGCTGTTCTTTTTACATAAATATAATCAGGGTTTTGTATAATACATCTTTGCCATTTCATTGTACTTTCATCAAGATCTAACATTGGAAAAACTTCACCGATAACAAAATATTCAAGAGCCATTTGAACACAGGTATTTAAAAGATCCATTTCTTCAGCCATATTACCAAAAAAATCTTCAATTCTTTTATCTTGACACACTATGTTCATTTTAGAAATAGGATATGTAGAATGTAAAGATAAAGCATTATTTACAATTGGATTTAAAGCAAAATAAGCTCTAACCCAAGCATTCATGGTTCCTCTATCTCTTGGTAAATGTGTGTTACTAGTTAGCCATAATGGACTATATATTTCAGGACCTTGCCTTACTGTTCCTCCAGAACCACCCCAAGACGTTCCTAACGAAGATCCTGTGCTAACTGTTGCTGTCTTTCTTAAATCTAATTCTTCAGCAATACCTTTAGAACTTTTTACTAAAGCAGCATAACCAACAGGAGATAATTTATTATCTGTTTGAGAATCTTGCGATATTCCAGATTTAAATTCTCCACGGTTTATTTCTTTAATAATTTCTTGTTTTCTAACACTACTTATAGATTTTGCAACATTTATACCAGGTGTTTGGTCTCCATTTCGTCTTCCAAATACAAAACGTTCGCTTTTAGAAATTTTATCATTCATATATTCCTATATAACTATCCAACAACTCTCATTGCTGGGCAATAAACACCAATAGCTAAACTTTTACTTTGCTCTGTTAAATTATCATAATATATTTTTTCATTATTTTTAAAACTATTTGTTGCATCAAATTTATAAGCAAGATAAGCATTTATTAATGCCATAAGACCATCATTAGGAGTTATACCTTTTGAATATCTTATTTTAACATTTCCATATCTATCACCTACAGGTTTAGCTACCATACTAGAACAATGATTTATTAACCAAGCAATTTGTTCCCAACTGTTCATAGGGAATCTTATAGCTCCAGTTTTTAATAATTTCATAAATTCTTCTATTTGATTGTCTTTTTCAAATCTAATTGTTTTTGGAAAATCATCTTCATCAAATTTAATTCTGCCTTTTATTTTAGTACCCATAGCTTCACTTGCTAAAACTTTTAACCCATATTGATGTTGAAGCTCACCCATTATATCATGTCCATAACCAATATCTCCAACAACTCTTTTTACATTATAATTTTTAATAATTTGATCTATTACTTCTATTTTGTAAGTTAAATCATTTCTTTTTAATTTTGTTGCAAATTTTATACTAAATAATTTAGGACCTTCTACTTTTAATACAACAGCAACAGTATAAGATTGACCTTTAGGTGCAACAACAACCCCTTCTCTATTCACTACATTAACATCTATTTTTTTACCCCAGTCAATACCTAGATAAACATTTTGTTCATTAAAGCATTCTTCAGGTTTAATATATTTAATCATAGATCTATTATAATCACCACATATATTTTTTATTTGTTCTGCAGTTATAGTAGAAGAATCCCCAGAATAAAATTCACCTAAAACTTCATTATTCCAAGATGTTTCATCTGATAATGGATTATTTTCAGGTTTTTGATTTATTATATCTTTTTTTTCAAATAAAGGCATGTATAATTGATTTATATGAAACCCCATAAATTTAATTATCGGATCTCCTTTTTCATTTAATTCATCTGGAGAATTACTATGAATCCATTTTCCTCTTTCAGCTGCTATTCTTTTATCTTGTAATTTACCACAATGAACACATTCTACAATGAAACCTCTATCTTCAGGATGAAAAACTTCACATCTAGAATCATTAGCATTTAACCATATATTTTCCCATTCATCACTACTTGGTGTATATAAAGGAAAATATTTACAACATCTTTCACATCCAAGATGATAATATGATTGAGTAGAAGCATTCCACATTTCATAATATTTACTATCTTTTGCTTTTGGTGTTCCCATATATACTTGAACTCCACCCTTTGGTCCATATTTTGATTGAGATAATGTTTTTAAAGCATTCATTATAGCTCTAGGGAACATATCTTGAACTTCATCAAAAAACATTATATCATATGTTCTACCTCTTAATCTATCAGCAGCAACACCTAAAGAATCTACATCTATTTTATTTTCATTTATAAAATATTTAGAATATATAGATTCACTATTTTTATCATTCATTATTGAGTTTATATAGCTAACAAATTTACCATATTCGTTTTTTATAGCCTTTGAAGAATTAATTGCTGAAGAAAGCTTTGCTTTTGAATAATAAGTTGCAATATCTAATTGTGGAAAACAATGAGCTACTCTTATTGGAGATCGTCCATGAGCACCAAACATACCGCAACCCATCCAAAATAATTCTAAATTTACACCCATAGTTGTAGCTCCAACCTGTCGACCTTTAACTAAAACTACAGGAATAGAATTTTTATTCAAACTTTTTAAACCAATATATCTATAAATATCCACAAAAGGTTTATAACCATTACCTCTTAATCTAAAAGGATTACCATCTAATGTAAGATAATTTTCACAAAAATTTACAGGATCTATATTTAATACAGAATTTTTTAATCTTTCAAATACTTGTTGTGAATTAACTGTATCATTATTCAGACTCATCATATTCCTTACTATTTCCATCAAAGTTAAAATATGACATATTTTTTTGATCTGAATACAAACTTGGAGGTTCTTTTGATTGTAAAGCTTCCATATAATTAATTTTATTAATATTTTGATCAATCTTTGATTTTATATAATTAACTAATTCTGCATCTTGAGTCACACCTTTAAGATCTTCAGGAATTCTATCATCATATTTAACAGCTTCTTGTAATTTATTTAATAAATCTATTGTTCTATTAAATTCGCCTTTTGCTAAAACAGAATCTATTGAAGATTTAATATCTGGTATATCTAAAATAGAATTTATTTCATTTTGAGCTGTTTTTATATTTTCTTCTTGATTTTCAAGTTCAGCATTTATTTGTTTTAAATAATCTTTTAAACCAGCTCTTTCTCTAAAACTATTAAGATATTCTTTTATACCAACTTTAGGATCAGAAAATCTACTAGTTATTAATTTACTAAAATCTTCTGTATTAACTATAGATAAATTTGTTTTATAGTTAGATTCTATATTATTTTCTTTATTATTAAAATAATCTAATCTAGTATTTTTCATAAATCTCCATTATGCATAATATTGTGTATGATATTCACTAATTCTAGATTCACTAGGTAATATAAAATCTTCACCAAAATTAACTCTATCAAGCATCAAAGGATATCCCATATCTTTTATTAATGTAGCAACTTGAAATTTTTCTCTGTTATCTAAATCCCAATTTTCAGCCATTTTATTAAAACATTCTTCTATATCTTTTCCAGCTTGCACTGTGGCTTCTATACATGTTCTAGCAATATTTGATATAAAATATGGAACAGTTATAACTATTTTACCAGTTGTACTTGTTTCTCCTTCTTTAATTAAGCCAAATTCTTTAAAAGCTTTTTTGTTTTTATTTTTTCTAAATTTTTTAGAACGAAGTTTTTCAAGGCGTTCTAACAAACTATTTAAACCTTTTTCTATTTCTTCTCTAGCTTGTTCAGCTTTTGAAGCGTCAATTTCTCTTTTAAAATCTTTTCTCATTGCAGTAGAGATTTCTCTATCTAATCTTTCAAAATAAGAAATAGCTCTTTCAATACCTGTAGTATCTTTTCCACTATGCTTTGGAACTCCATCAAACATTTTTTTTATCCAATCCAAAAAAGAACCAGTACCTCCTTGTCTTTGCCAATCCCAAGAATCTATGGGCTCTTCTTGAATTTTTTCTTCTACTTCTACTTCAGGTTCTTCTTCAATAAAATCATCTTCAGTAGCTCCCGGTATTAAATCCAATTTAAAGAATATTTCTTTTGACTCAGGATTTTCTTTACCTTCATTATCTTCACTCCATTCTTCAACTTCTTGAACAACATTATCAAAAAATTCGTTTAAAGATTCTGAAGGATCTTCATCTACTTCCAATTCTAAGCTCATAGGAACAACATCTTCTAAATCTAAAAATTGGTTATCTTCTAAAGCTTTTTTCTCCATTTCTTCTCCATATGCATAATTTAATACGAAAAAAATACTTTTAACGTCCTATATATATATGTTTGAATGCACAGAAATATAAATATATTTCTTTGTTATATTAACCATCTTTTTTGTTTTTTATTTTTTCATTAGCAAAAAAATAATTATTTAAATGCCTATAATCTGAATTAAATGGTACAGAATAAAATCCAAAATCTAAATATGTATTAACCATAGACCCAGGATTTACAGTTGTTGCTCCTAATCCTGCAGCATAATCCCCAAAATTACATTCAACTTTCTCATTATCAAAAATTACATTCGCAAACTTACATTTTTCAGATTTATCTTTTTCTTTAGCAAAAGCATATATTCTTTTATTAGATGCTGCAATAATTTCTTTTTCTGTATCATCTTTAATATCTTCTAAAGAACACATGTCATTTATAAATTTACCAACAGTATTACAAGCTTCATTAATTGGTAAACCATAAGGACAAGATCTTTCTTCATTTTCTCTAATCACACTTAATTTAACTATTTTTTTCATATTATCAAACCTCTTATATAAGGAAGGTTTTTATTTAAATTTAATATTTTTATAATTTTATTAGCTATTTTTGAATTTATTTTAAAAGCTTTTTCTAATCTAGATTTGATATATCCTTCTTTAACATTATTTAAAACATTATTGTTTTTTCTAACCCAATCTATTACTCTTTTAGTAGGCATAAAATTTAATTTAGCAGATAAATAAACTATTCTTATAATTCTTTTAGGATCATAACCAAAAGTTATACGAGGTGATAAACAAGTATCTATCTTGTTATCTTTTATATCTTTTATAGCTAAACCAGTAGCGTCTATTATAGATGATAAATCCATTGGCATTAAAAGAGTATTAACTGTAAAATCTCTACTATATAATTCTTCTTGCATCTGTGTTGGATTTCTTATTTCAGAGCCAATTAATATATTTTTTATATTTGGTATTGTAAAATTATTACTAAAATCTATTTTAAAATTATTATAATTTATTCTACTATGTCCATCATTAAATGTTTTTAATACAGTTTCAGGTAAAATTTCAACAAGTTTATTAGCTAAAATTTTTGTATCTTCATTACCACACGTTATATCTAAATCTACAATATTTTCTATTGTTTTCATATAAATATCACGAGGAAAACCTCCAACAAGATATGGTTTAGAAAGTTTGTTTTTTTTAGCTGTAGAATTTATCACAGTTAATATTTTTTTTAAAGACATTTTATACCATTGGTGTTATTGGAATTTGTCTTTCTGAAGAAGCCAGAGGTGTCTCTGGTTCTTGTATTACTTCTAAATTTTCTTCTTCTTTTGGTTTTAATTCTTCTAGTATAGATTCCACTTCAGCCTTTTCTTTTACAGGTTTAGGCTCGTTTTTTATAGTTGGCACTTCTTCATTTAAATATTCTTCCATTTCTTTATCAATTATATTATTAGATTGAGTTTTATCTCTTTCTGAATCAATTAAAGATTGACCACTTTCATCAGTTGATGAAACTAATCTAGATAAAACTTCTTCAATTCGTGATTGACAATACTGATTTGATTCTAAAGCAGATCTTGTAGCTTCAGCTAAAGATGGAAAAAACCCAGCTAAACCCAAACTATCAAGCATTAAATCTATTATACCAAGTTGTCTGGCTATTTCTCTGTTTTGAAAAACTTTGCTTAAAGCTTCTAATCTTTTTACAATATCTGAAACTTTTATATCAGAAAATAAATTATTAACATCTTCTCTATTTTTATTTTCAATACCTTTTGATTTTTCTACTTTAGGTTCAGGATTTAATTCAGGTTCAGGGTTTAATTCCATATCTGAAATTTCTTCTGGTATGTTTTCTAAAGCTGCTTCTTGTGCAAATTTAATCAAACTAATTATATCTGAAATACCAACTTTTTTCTTTTCATTCCTATTAGCAAATTTTACAAGTTTTATTATACTAAAAATTTCATCAGCAAATTTTTCTAATTCTTTAAATTCTTTCGTTTCATAATTATACCAAGAAGATTTTTTTACTTCTTTATAATTATCAATTATTTCTTCAAATCTATTTTCTATACTATCCGGAGTCATTTCGTTTGTTGGATATCCTTTAACTTTCTCAATAAAACTATCTAAAGCTTTTTTACCTTCTTCTGCCGAATTACCACCCTCATTATTTTCTGCTTGATCAGAAGGTGCAGCTTCCATTCCTCCACCTCCAAAATCTGTAGGCATAGCGTCAATAGAAGGCATCTGTGCAATTTTATTTAAAGATTCTATTATGATGCTATCACAACCTTGTTTTTTTAAAGAATTAGATGTTCTATATAAAACATCTTGAATCATCGAAATTGTTCTTATTCCAAGTATATCTCCTTCTAATTCTAAAATTGCTTTCATTATACTAGAATAAGAATTGCCTAATAAATGAGGACCATCTTTTGTAGATAAAATCTTTTTTATAGAGTTAATTCTTCCTAAAACTTTTTGTTTTACAAGTTCATTACGATTTTTATCTGGATTGTTTTTTATAGGCTCAATAGAACTTTTATTAGTAAGTCCAGGAATATGTTGTAATTCTGCAGGTATTTCGCCAAACAAAGC